TAAGATATGCCTTTAGCTTTTCCAACCACGCAAGAAGTAAGTCATATTGTACGCAACCGATCGGTTGACCCTACGCAGTTTATCGGTATGGAATTTTGCCCGGTGCGTGATTATTGGTCGAAGGATATTGAGTTCGACGTTTTGGAGGCTTCGACCGGTATGACCAAAGCGCATAATATTGGCACAGATCCCAAAACGGTTACGCTGCCAGGGCAAAGCCGCAAACGTTACGGAACGGGATATTGGAAAGAAACGTATCCCATCAACGAGGAGCAGCTGCTTTTTGCCAGAGCTGCGGGTACCTATAACCAACGAGCCGGGCGCGACCTGGTAATGCAGCGTGCCAAGGAAATGGATGATCGCCTGGAGACCAGACTGGAATGGCTGCGTTGGCAGCCTGTTGTAAACGGGTCTCTGGCCGTTGATGAAAATGGCGTAAAATATACTGTTGATTACGGCATACCTGAAGATAACAAGCCGATACTTGAAGACGAAGAACTATGGAGCGCCGTAACCACTGCCGATCCACTCGGGAACATTGACACTTGGATACTGCTGTACAGAGGAACCGGAGCCAGAGCTGTCAAGGCATACTATAATAGTGCGACAGCAGGATTGATGGCACAAAACTCAAAGATATTAAGACTGCTGAAAAACACACAGTATGCGAATATGCTGAGTTCTGACAATATCAGTACAGCCTTGAAGATGTTAAAACCAAAAATGGATTTCGGGCTATATGATGAAGGCTACACGGACGATGCCGGCAATTTCAACCCCTTTATTCCTGACGGTCAATTTATAATCCGTGGTCAGGGGCCTGTTGGTGAACTAATGATGGATTTTGCCAGCACCATCAGTTTGCACAATGGCACTCTGGATCAACCACTGCCGGGCAAGTTTGCGGTAATCGAAGATGAATCCGGCAAGAAGAAAAACCCAAAGATTGATATTACTGTCGGCATCTACGGATTGCCCAGGGTATTCCACCCGAACTGGATTATAAGCGCCAAAGTAGCGTAAGGGCTGCAGCTTAAATAGCTTGAAGTGAGGTGAAGGGCGGGGGCTCTTGTGGAACCCCCGCCGCACTAAATGTATTGTACTTGCCAGGATGTCCGGGACGCCAGTGAGCTTTTAGAAGATGCAAATGTTATAGCTGATGATAGCATTACTCCAGTAATACTTAAAGCTCAAGGCCGTATAGATTCAGCTTTGAAGGCCAGGTATACGGTGCCGCTTGTTGAGCCAGTTCCGGAGATAATTAAGTCAATCGCTCAGGATATGGCGGCTGGGATGCTGATCTCAAAGACTTTTTCAAACCAGCTGGGGCAGGATCAAATTAATTTAAGCAATCAGTATCTTAAGAGAGCTGATAACGATCTGGCGCTGGTGATAAAAGAACAGCAGCTGGATGGAATGCCGGGAATTAAACTGGCCAGTCAGCCGGGGGCGGATACCACGCCGGCCATGAGCAGCACGACTCCGCATAGAAGTCCGATTGAAGGGATCATAAAAGAATGGTAACGGTATATGTGGAGGCTAAAGGCCAAGAAGCAGTAATGAATGTCATTGCTGATATGGCTGCCAGAGGGGCCAATACCAGGCCGTTAATGGGGACCGTTGGACACATTATCCTGGGGTCTGTAACCAGAAACTTTGAAGCTGAAGGGCGCCCGAATAAATGGAAACCAATAAGCTCGTTAACGGAAGAGATTTATTCAGGACGTCTCCTGGATCGGCTGCTGGCCACCAAAGGTTATCAAAAATTAAAGCAAGAGAAAACCAAGAAAGCCCACCAAAGTGCATATATAACCAAGAATGGCGGCAAACTTCTGCAAAGGTCTGGAGATCTGCGCAAGTCTATTGTAATAGGTAAGCTCAGTAATAACAGCGTTGAGATTGGATCTTCCCTCCTCTATGCCAGGATTCACCAGATGGGCGGGGAGATTATACCCAAAAAAGCGCATGCGTTAATGGTGCCTTTGAGTGGGGACAAATTTCTGCTGCTGAAGAAAGTCACTATCCCGGCTCGAACGTATCTGATGATGCAAAAAGAAGATGAAATCGTAATTATAAAAGCTACTAAGGATTATTTGCAGCAGGCGGCTGTGCATGCCGAAAGCTCAGGCAATAAGTACTGGAGGTAACAGATATGGCGCTATCACCGGAAATACTTGATCTGGTATTTGGGTTGCTGAGTAATTCACCAGATTTAAACGGGATGAAGGAATGGAATGAGGCCAACAGTCTGGTGACGCTGGCAACTCCTGGAGGATCAACCGGTATTGAAAAAGAAACATTTGAGCCATACGACCTGGATATGGATGAAGCTGTAGCTTATATAAATATTGTGCTGTGGACCAAGAACGCAGACCAGGTTGCCGGTGAAGCTGAGGTCAGGTTATTAGCACAAACTGTCCGGAAAGTACTTATTAAGAATCGAAATCTTGGTGGAGCAGCGGCTGATAGTTTTGTGCATGGCATCAGCTATGCTACAGCTAACGGAGGTAAATCAATACTGCTGCACCTGGCCGAGTTGGATTATCGGGTGACATATTATGCGGATCGATTTACAGAGGATGATGCGGATGCCCCGGTAGTAGATACGGTCAATTTCTCCATTGAAAACTATTAATGTTTATTAACGAATTATCTCATAGGAAAGAGGGATAACATGGTTCTGGAATATATCCAACCCCGGGTGGCGATGGATGAAAGCGATGCAGGTTCTCGTCCTACGCCATCTGTCAGCCTTGCCAGAATAGGGGTAGTAGGGACCTTCCCGCGCGGGCCGGTAGATGATCCGCAACTGATTGGTTCCCTAGATCAGCTGGTTAGTACTTTTGGCGGATATAAGGCTGGTTTAACCGGCTATTTATCTATGCTGGGAGCACTTGCCCAGGGTGCTAATGATTTTTATGTGACGCGTATTGGTGCTGCAACAATTGCTAGTGCCGCAAAAACGTTAAAGGATGCAACGCCTGTTAATTCGGTGGTTATTACCGCAAAGACACCAGGTACCTGGGGAAATGACATAACGGTGGCTGTGGTTGCTGGTACGACAGCAGGAACTTTTAAACTGGTGGTGACTTATGGTACCCAGCAGGAGACTTTCGATAATCTTACCTTGGCTAACGTAAGCGCTCAGGTTGTTTCTCAGTTTGTTACTGCGGCTAAAGCAGATGGTGCGGTTAGTATTCCTGCGAATATCAGCTCGACTCCCCTGGTGGGGGGCGATGATGGTGCTGCTACTGCTGATGCCGATTATGTTGGTGCTATTGACGCAAACGGTAACCGGTCAGGCTTAAAGGTTTTGGACACGGTACACTGCTCCTTAGCTATTTGCGCTCAGCAGTTCTCCCCTGTAATCCGCAATGCATTATTAACCCACAGTGTTAACATGACAGCCAGATCCGGCTTAAGAATGTCGGTATTAAATACTAATGTAGGGCTATCTCCTACTCAGGCGGTTGCTGAGACGGCAGCCATGGACAGTATGTATGGAATTCTGCCCTACCCTTGGGTTGAGCTCACGGATCAGTCAGGTGCGCTGGTTGCTCCCGATGGAGTATATGCAGGCAGGCTGTCAGTGTTGGCGGCTAATGAAAGCCCAAGTAATCAATTGATTACAGGCATTAATAGGACGGAGAGATTTTTAGCAGATTCCGACATTAAGGCATTGACGCAGGCCAGGATTAGCCCTATCGCTTTGGAAACAGGCAGAGGCTTCCGCATCCAGAATGGCGTCACGCTTTCCAGTGATTCAGCCTGGGGACAGACTAATATACGCCGAGCGTTTGATAAGCTGGAAATGGAAATCTATGATGCGACTCTCTGGGCGAAAAGCAAGAATATCACTACCAAACTGCTTGAAGCAGTAGCTGCGCAGATAGACAATATGCTGGTGATTAAAAAGCGTAATGAAGAGATTTATGACTTTAAACCTACTATCTGCGACGAAACGAATAATACTCCGGCAACCATGGCGGCAAGAATGCTGAATACCCAGATAAGGGTACGTCCAACCTATGCCGCTGACTATATCGACCATCATATCCAGCGCTTGTTGGGTGATGAATAATTGGAGGTGATTGTTAGTGTACGTAATTAAGGAAGGATGCCCCGGCTGCGGCGCTTGTTTAGATGTGTGCCCGGTTAATGCAATCAAGCCTGGCAAGCTGGCGGTTACGATCTCAAACGATTGTATTGACTGCGGCGTCTGTAGAGCAACCTGCCCGATCGGGCTGATATACCAGGC